TTTGGTTTCTCAAAATTCAGCAAGCACTAGCGCCTCTACTGCAACAACTCAGGCAGGAATAGCAACGACTAAGGCTAGCGAATCTGCTACCAGTGCGACAGCTAGTGCGTCATCAGCCACAGCGGCGGCGGGTTCAGCTACCTCGGCGGCTACCTCGGCAACTGCCGCAGCAACTACTTATGACAACTTTGACGACCGTTACTTAGGTGATAAATCATCTGACCCTACTGTCGATAATGACGGAAACGCTTTACTAACAGGCGCTTTATACTTTAACACTACGTCAGATGCTATGAAGGTTTATAGTGGCTCTGCATGGGCAGCAGTAGCTCCTACAGCAACCTCTATAAACTTGGCTTCTCAAGTTACAGGTACACTTCCTGTGGCTAATGGTGGAACTAACGGAACTACGGCAGCTACGGCTAGAGCAAGTCTTTCAGCTAACGCTTTGCCAATACTCAAAGGCGCTAACTACACCGCAGCGGTTGGCGAGTTTGTTACCGCTACAGCGGGTGGCATTACTATTACACTCCCTGCCTCGCCAAGCGCAGGTGACACGGTAACTATTAAAGACGGCACAGGCGCAGCGGCTACCACTACTTTCACCGTAGCGCGTAACGGCTCTAAGATAGCAAGCTCTGCTACTGATCTGGTGTTTGATAAAAACTTCGCTGAAATCACTATGAGCTACGTCAACGCCACTATTGGTTGGAGTGTATAAATGTCTAACTTGTCGGAACTGCTGCCGACAGGCGGTGGACAAAACGCTGTAGAATTTGTAGCTAGTGGCACGTTGGCTAGTGGACAGGCGGTTGCTCTAAAGACGGATGGTACGGTCAGCGCGATTGTAGGTATTACAGGTGCGGAAGCTACGTTTGAAGCGGCTGAAAGTAAGGATATTAATTCAGAATTTGACCCAGACACCGGCAAAATCGTTGTTGCTTATACTGACACAGGCGACAGCAACAAAGGCAAAGCTGTCGTAGGGACAGTAAGTGGGAACGCTATAAGTTTTGGCAGTGCAACTACCTTCAGCGGTTCCTCAGATGGCCGAAAGCCACAATGTGTCTATGACTCAAATGCCAATAAAATGGTTATTTTGTTTTGGGACAACGCAGGTAACAGAGGAAAGGCTATTGTTGGCACTGTAAGCGGAACCTCAATAAGTTTTGGTACGGTACATGAATTTAATAACAATGACATTGGTAGTCTAACAGGAGCTTTTGATTCGGACACCAATAAAGTGATTGCCGTATTTTTAGACGGTGGAAATAGCTCCTACGGAACCGCAGTGCCTTTAACGGTAAGTGGGACAAGCATAAGCGGCACTACAAAAACAGTTTATAACAGCGCAAGCACGGTATATCAGGGAGCCGTTTATGATACCTCGGCAGACCGACTGCTTATTGCTTATGGTAATGGTAATGATTCTGGACACGGCTACGCTATAGCGGGTGCGTTGTCCGGTAGTTCTTATACCTTTGGTTCTGCTGTGGAGTTTGAAGGCGCACAAATTGAAGAGACAAACGCTGTGTTTGACGCGACCAACAATAAAACTCTTGTGGGGTATAAAGATGTAGGCAACTCAGGAGCTGTTACTGGTTGCGTTATTTCTTTAAGTGGATCGACTGTGAGTGTTGGAACGCCTGTTGTAATAAGCACTAATTTCGTAATCGATGAAATAGGTTTGGCTTATAATCCCGACACTGGGAAAATACTTGTGGTTTGGCGTGGCTCTAATGGGTATGCCAACGAGGTTCAAATTAGCGGCACAAGTTTAACTGCCGGAAGCGATGCTCAGTGGATGTCCGGTTCAACTACATCTAGGTATCCATACGTCTCTTATGATACTTCTGCGGATAAGTATGCAATATTTTTCTCTGACTTTGATGACAATACAGGAAGCGGATTTGTATATTTAGGAGGACCAGAAAACACCGACTTCATAGGCATAACAGCCGGAGCAATCTCTAACGCAGCAACAGGCGCTGTAAACGTCTACGGTGGTATTAACGAAGCGCAGTCTGGGCTGACCATAGGCTCGGACTACTACGTCCAAGATAATGGCTCGTTATCTACTGCGACTTCTACCGTCAAAGTAGGCACAGCAATCTCCGCAACCACTATTAACATGAAGGATCTAAAATTATGAGTAATCTAAGCGAGCTATTGCCCGCAGGTGGTGGTGGAAAAAATGTAGACTTCGTGGCTAGTGGCACGTTGGCTAGTGGGCAAACTGTTGCGCTTAAAAGCGATGGAACTGTGACGGCTGTTGATGAGACGGCAATTTCTGGGGCGGTAGGAACAACTTCTCAATTCAGTGGAGGTGACATAGCAAGCTCTGCAATAGCCTACGACTCTACAAACAACAAAATTCTTGTGGTGTATTCAGATTACACGGCCAGTCAAAATGGAAAAGCAGTTGTCGGCACAGTAAGCGGCACAAGTATAACCTTTGGAACACCTGTTCAATTCTCTGGACCTACACTTGGAGATGCTAATCGGCGTATCGGCATTTGCTTTAACTCAACAGAAGGCAAGTTTGTTATTGTTTATAGAGACTCTAGTATAAATAATAATGGCAGGGCAATCACTGCAACAATATCAGGAACTAGCGTTTCTTTCGGTTCTTCTGCTGTATTCACCACAGATGTGACTAACTACCAAGCGTGTTCTTACGACTCGACAAGTAATAAAGTGGTTATTGTTTATAGTAACGATAGCGATGGGGGCGATGGTTATGGGGTTGTTGCCACGATTAGCGGTACAAGTCTTAGCTTCGGCACTCCTGTAGAATTTGAATCTGGATATACTTATTTCCCTGTTCCTGTATACGACTCTAACGCCAATAAAACTGTTATCGTTTATCGTGATGGAGGAAACTCAAACTACGGAACAGCAATCGTTGCAACTGTCTCTAGCACAGCAATTTCCTACGGTTCTTCAGTGGTTTTTGAAGCAGCTCAGACAGAGCATCAAACTGCTGCATTCGATTCGGTAAACAATAAAATTGTCATAGCTTACGCCGATATGGGTAACAGTGGGTACGGTACGAGTATAGTGGGGACAGTCTCTGGAACAAGCATCAGCTTCGGAACTGCGGCAGTTTTCCATTCTATTGCTACTGGAAACGTGCAAATGCAAGCCGCATATAACGTAAAAGCTAGAAAAACAGTTATTGGATACGGCGGGAGCAGCGTTGATGGTACTTATGTAGAGGCTACAGTAAGCGGCACGAGCTTGTCTTTTAGCAGTCCTGTTACGTTTGAATCAGTAGGTTACATAAATCAAGCGCCGGCGGTTGCTGCCTATGATTCTACAAACTTCTTAGTCTTGTTTTCTTTTAGAGAAGCTGCTGTGGGTACAGGAGATGCAGTTGCTATCCGCTCCGCTTACACCTCAACAAACAACACCGATTTCATAGGCATAACAGATGCAGCTATTTCTAACTCAGCCACAGGCGAAGTTGTCGTGCAGGGTGGGGTTATTACGAATAGTAATTTGTTTCCTTTGGCCTACACAGGATCAGTTGGTTCAGAAGTAGTTTTTGAAGCTGCGCGAGCCGATTACTCAATGCCAATATTTGATTCTTCTAACAACAAAGTTGTAATTATATACGCTGATAACGGTGACTCAAGTCATGGCAAAGCAATAGTTGGAACCGTTAGCGGTAGTAGCATTAGCTATGGAACTGCGGTTACTTTTAACGCAGCAACCACTACTCGCATTTCTGGTACTTTTGACAGCAACTCAAACAAGGTAGTAATAGCCTTCGGCGATGATGGAGACAGCAGTAAAGTAAAGTCAATTGTCGGGACAGTGAGTGGGACAAGTATTAGCTTTGGTTCTGAGGCCACGATTACTACTAATACAACAGGTGTTTCAACAACTACTACTTTCGACAGCAATTCAAATAAGGTGGTTGTGTTTTATAGAGACGATGGCAATAGTGAATACGGTACAGCCGCAGTAGGTACGGTAAGTGGTACGTCTATTTCTTTTGGAACGCCTGTTGTGTTTGAGTCAGCGGGTACTGGGATCGTACAATCATCGTCTACTTTTGATACGTCAGCTAACAAAACAGTTGTTGCGTACCGCGATATTGGTAATTCTAGTAATGGTACAGCCATCGTTGGCACAGTTAGCGGGACATCTATATCGTTCGGCACGGCTGTTGTATTTCACGCTGCGTCAACAGAAGAAACCTTATGTGCGTTTGACTCAGTAAATAACAAGGTTGTAGTCGCGTATAGGGACAATGCGGCTCCCAAAGCACTTGCATCTCGCGTTGGCACGATTAGCGGGACTAGTATTTCATTTGGCACAGAAGCCACCGTGCAAAGCATTACTAGTTATATTGCCTACCCTGCAATGAGCTACAGCCCAGACTCTCAGCGCGTTGTTATAGTTTATATGAATGCGGATAATAGTAGCTATGGTACTTATGCTCTTGGGTCAGTCAGCGGCACTGATATAACCTATGATACCCCAGTTGTTTTTGCGGCAGCTTCTACTGAAGATTGCGGGATAGCGTATGACACTAACGCAGACAAATTTGTTGTTAGCTTCAAAGACACTGCTAATAGCAATCACGGCACTTCAGTCGTGCTAACTTTAACAGGTGCGGTTCCCGCCCTAACCATAGGCTCAGACTACTACGTCCAAGATGACGGCACACTTGCAACTACAGTATCATCCGTCCCTGCGGGTAGGGCTTTATCAGCAACCTCAATCCTATTGGAAGGATAATTATGAAAACTATTATATGCGACATGAACTGCTCTAAGTACCTTTTTGAGGACGACAAGCAGGTAAACATCACAGCAGACCACATCGAAGTGGGCGACCCTGCCAACCTAGATTTTATTATTGGCGACCTGAACTCTAGCAACTGCACGTTGATTGAAGGCGTAACTACTCCTGACGATTGGTATGGCTGCAAGTACAACCACGTTGACGGTGCTTGGGTAGCCGTAGAAGGCTGGGTTGATCCGCGCATTGAGCAGTCTGTAGAACCTGAATGAGTCTAGTAGACTACGCTAAAACAGACCGTCATCGTGAAGCAATGCAAGTGTGGGAAGAATGCGGTCGCAATAGTGCAAGAGCGGCAGGGATACTAGGTATCTCTCAGTCCACTATGCGCGACTATGTATCTATCACTAAGAACACTGCGGCTGCGGCGGGATACTCTGAAAATTGGGATGCTCGAAGGCACGTACCGGAAGGTGAGTTTGTCATCGGTCGCTCTATATACACGACAAATGACGATGGCGAGAAGGCGTGGCTAAAGACTAAACGTACAATGACCGAGGCAGAGCGAGATAAAGCTCTACAAGGTTTTGTTGATGGTCTTGTTAAAGGTCTTAAACCGTACAAGCCTAAAGCCAAGCCAAAAACTAAGAAGTTTGCTGATGACTTATTACCTAGCATTGTCATAGGTGACGCACACTTCGGCATGAGGGCTGATGCTAGAGAGACTAAGGAACAGGACTACGATACCAAGATAGCGGCTAAGTCTCATCTTGAGGCTATAGATTACTTAACAAGTGTATCTACAGCTTCTGAGCATTCCTTGCTGGTAAACGTGGGCGATTTTATACACGCTAACGGATCAGCAGGGACTACTTTTGGCGGCACTCGGTTAGACGTAGATACAAGAATTGAGGTGGTGCTAGAGATAGCAGCGCAGACGTTTATCTTCGCTATTGAGAAAATGCTATCACAGCATAAGAATGTCAGTGTGATTATTGCTCGTGGTAACCACGATTCGGACACGGCTATTGCTTTAGCTTTAATACTAAAGTTTTATTACCAGAAAGAGAAAAGAGTCAACATACTAGATCCTCACGGATTTTTTCATACGCTGGTATTTGGAAAGACTCTGATTGCGGTACACCACGGCGATAAAATTAAAGCGCCTAAACTGGCAGCGATTCTGCCAAGGATGTTACCTGAGCAATGGTCGTCCACTAACTACCGCAAGTGGCTAGTGGGTCATATCCATCACCAGAACGCGATAGAGACGGATAATGGTGTGTTTGTAGAAAGTTTCGGGACGTTGGCTTTTCCAGATTCTTACCACGCAAGTCACGGCTATTCAGCATCTAGCGTGATGACGCAAATTACATTTCATCGTGACGGAGGAGAGGCGCTTCGTCACATTTACAAAATCAGAGACTCGCGCAAAGTCCCTGACCTGACATTATAGGTGTAGTATGGATTATCAAGTCATGTTTAACGTAACAATAGCCGTAGCAGGATTTGTTGTTGGATGGTTGGTCAATCGAGTCTTTGCATTATTGGATAGAATTGATGCTGACATGAAGTCTATACCTATCATGTATGTAGCGAAAGAAGATTACCGTGATGACATACGCGAAATCAAAGAGATGCTTGGCGCGATCTTTAAAAGACTCGATACCAAAGCTGACAAATAAGGAGCAACTATGAAACATCTTAAAGTAATCGGCAAGTTTGCCAAAGCTAAATTTATGGGTGCGACTGACGAGCAAGCTACTGTAGTAGTAATTATGGCTGTTAGTGTTTTTATTGCTTTAGCGGTTAATTAAATGCTGTCTTCGCTTACGTCTTTAATAAGCCCAGTAGCAAATCTTTTAGACCAGTTTGTTGAGGATAAAGACAAGAAGAACGAGCTTGCTCACCAGATAGCTACGATGGCTGATAAGCACCATCAAGAAATCATGCTGGCGCAAATCTCTGTCAACCGTGAAGAGGCTAAAGGCAACTGGTTTCAGTCTTCTTGGAGGCCAGCAACTGCTTGGGTCTGCGTAGCAGGTTTTGCGGTAAACTTTCTTATTTCTCCTCTTGCTGCGCCTTTTGGCATAGAAGTACCACAGGCTGATACTACGGTGATGCTTCCGGTGCTTATGGGTATGCTTGGTTTAGCTGGCGCTAGAAGCTACGAGCGCGTCAAGCAAGTAGGTAAGTAATGAAAAACTTAATTAAGATTCTCAAGCGTCACGAAGGCGCAGAGAATTTTGTTTATCTGTGTACTGAGAACAGGTACACAATAGGCGTAGGACGTAACGTAGACAGCCGTGGCGGTATTGGCTTGTCTGAAGATGAAATAGACTACCTTCTGTCTAATGATATTGTAAGATGTGTTAAAGAGATCAACAAAGAGTACCTGTGGTTTGGCGATCTTGATGAGGTTAGAACTGAAGCAGTTATAAACGCATTTTTTTGTCTAGGTGCGACAAGGTTTCGTGGCTTCCACAAAATGATAGAGGCGTTTGAAAGAGCTGATTATAAGGAAGCTGCAACTCAGCTTTTAGATAGTCGCTTTGCAGAGCAAACAGGAAACCGAGCTACGGAACTGGCTGAGATGATCGAGACCGGAAAGTATGTATAATACTTAGTGCAAAGCGCCTCCATAGTAATGAGTTGTTTGATAGTTTAGAAATTTATCACAGACCTCATCATTGCTGAATATGAACTCATCCATATTGGCTAAGTTAAAAGCAATGGTAGCTATGTAGTTCAGGTCATTCTCAGACATTCTGCCTTCGACTTCCTCAAGCCATTCTTCTATTTGTTCTTGGCTTTTTATATCAAATTCTATTCTTTTCATTTCAGCGCCTCCAGTAGTAATGGCAGACCATAAAAGCTGGTTAAGTGCTTATACTTCATTATTCTAGCATCCTGCTTAATCGGGCGCACAGATATGATATCACCAGCTTTATAGTCATCCGCACAATCGGTTTTCCAAAACCAGAACTTAGCGCAAACGCCCATAATGTATACCAGATTCTCAGCATAAGACACAGAAGCAAAAGCATAGACATCGCAATTTTGATTCTGCAAATAGCTTGTAAGCAGTGTGCTGTTGTTTCCTCCTACTCTAGCAAACCTAGACGCACTGCTCTTTACGTCTAATTTTACGCCTTCTACAAGGAAATCGTAGTCATAGGTATCATCATGGCTGTAAGTCATGCCAAGGCTTGCCAGTGCCTGAGATACAGCCAATTCGCCTATAACGCCAGTGGCATAGGAGTTCTTGTTAACAGACCGTCCATTAAGCGATTCAGGACTATCGGCGGCTATTTCGTGCCACAGCGGATCTATCTCAAGTATTGCTGTTTTCAAAGGTAGGCCACGGCACATGAATGCCCATCTTGTCACCAAAGTGACGGTTTAAGGTCTCATAGACTTTAACGTAGTCCACTTTCTCGGCCTCCGCTGTAGAGTCTTTGCCTGTCATAGCTTCCTGAACTGGCTTCCACAAATGTTCTTTAACGCCTGCCATCGTCCAATCAATAGATGCTTTATGCTCTAATACCTTCTCCATTCCCAAGCCAGCAGAGTTCAGCTCGTCAGCCATAAGCTGACACCAAACGTGGAGCGCGGAGTTCTGTTTAAGTGAGCGTTGCTTGCCAGTTGCCCATTTAATTACTAAGTACTTGTCCTTGGCATACAGCTCGTCCATATGCTCCTTAAACATCTTCATAGCGTGGTCTGAATTAACTATCCAGTGCTGGCCTTCGTTTATACTCATATCAAATATACCCAATGAATTCGATTCGTCCGTCATTACCTTCTGCTCGCGCTGCTTGGATGAGTGCAAATTGCTCACGGTAGTGCTTAGCAACGTCTTTAAGGTTCTTCTTATAGTCTTTAGCTAGGCCAATGTTTTCGCGCTTCTCACGCAATATGCCAATGGCCTGCTCGCCAAGATGCGCCTCTGCCCATCGCTGGAAGTCATCAGGATTGCTACCTAGCTTCTGGTGACAGCCAAAGCAATGAGCGAAGGCGTTCATAGGATCAAAGCGCACAGCGTATGCTCTGCGTCCAAAGTAGTGGCTACAGTGCAGTCCTTGAGATCCTTCCTCATACTGTGTGCCGCAGGCTTCGCAGCACCAGTTAGTTCTGGATCTGACGCATTTACTGAACATAGTATCTGCCGCAGTTATCTTCATGCTCTGACCTTCAAGACTAAGTAGCGTCTTGCTCCTTGATCTGAGAACTGTTTCACCTTGTACATATCTCCGTTATTACGCAAGAAGCTGTTAATGGAGTGATAAGCAGTCCTCATGTCATCATAGTCATCAAACGACAGAGCTTCGGTTTCGTCCATATCAAGCCATCGCACAACATACTTGCTGCGCGATGCTACTCTCTTGATACCTTCTTCTTTAAGGTTAATGACCTTCATTAGAATGGGATATCCTCAAAGCTGGCTGGAGCTGCTGCTGGAGCTGCTGGAGCGCTATCCATAGGCTTAGACCACTTCATTGAAATGTATGGCTCACCGCCGCCTTCAGGAGTGTTCTTCCAGCCTTTCAAGGCTATCTTGCCGCCTTTGTTTAAAGATACCTGTCCGTTATCCAGAGCTGTTACAAGCTCTCGTAGGACGGCTGGGTCAATCTGACCGTAATATCCGTCATCATAACTGGATTTATTTACGCTAGTTAGTGTGGTGAATGCGTTGCTCATTTAACTTCTCCGTTTCAGTTTTAACAATGTTGGCTGCTGCTATTAGTATTTCGGCAGCTTTATCTATTAGTTCATTATCGCGTTTTACTTCAATAATTATTGGCTTCAGGTCTGGGTGATACGACATGAAGTAATACCGTTCTAGGTTCATGACGTACATAGTGCCTTGAACCTGCTGGATGTACTCAGAAGGCAGCTTTTTAGAGCGCATATACCTAACGTGAGTGTTTGCCTTGGGACATTTGATTTCAACTCCGGTCTCTATTTCCCCATCAAGACTAAACAAGCCGTCAGGTGAGCATCCTATGTCATGATCATCGTGCATATGGAAACCAACTTCTTGAACGGTAACGTCCAAGTACATTTCAAAGTTGGCTCTGGCCTGAGCTTCGAGCAAAGTGCCACGCTCCATATCGTAGCTCTGGAACGTATCCATAGGCTTTTGCATAAGGCGCTCAGCTATCACTTGATTCAGGTAAGTCTCTCTCACGCCCGATGCTGTCTTCTCGCCTCGACTCGTAAACAAAGATTTCATATTTGAGGCGCTGATAATACCGCATCGCGATTGATGCCATTCTGGACTTCCTTGTTCGCAATAGATCACTCTGGTCATAACGTACTCTCCATAAAGAATTAGCGAAACAATGCAAAGCTATACACTCTTTGCACCAGCGATTGCTGCGCGGTTTAGACTTCGCGCAGACATCGCAGGTAGTTTCGGTTTTGTTCATTGAGACTTCTTGTTGATGATAGCCATTTCAAGCTGGTCAGCCTGATCAAGACTCAATATCCAAGTCTCAGCTCCTACCAATTTAAGCGCTCGTTCTTCACTAATTTTAATCTCTGCAAGGTCTTTCTTGATCTTGGCTATGCGAGAATCAGGAGCGATCTTTGGCTTTTGCTTGCGGTCGCCGTGAGTGGCGCGGTCAGCATCATCATCTAACTTAGGATCTGATACTAGAAACAGGCTGCACAGGAGGTAGCGTTTAGCGTAGGTATAACAGCCGCCGCAGGATTGAGCGTCACGCGCCTTCTTATCTACCACGCAGTCCTGAGTGAACTGCTGACCGCTAGGCATATGGTGCATCCATATTCTAGTTCCAGCGGTTTCATCACAGTTAATGTCTTCAAAGTGAAAGAATATGTCCTGCTCAGATAAGACGCTGTGTACAGCAGGCAATAGGTCTTCTAGCTTGTGGTACTTGTGACCATTAGCAAAGCCGTTAATGCCTGATTTCTTGGGAGAAGTGAAGTTTGATTGTGCGGCAAAAAAAGCCGTCCAGAATTGCTGCTTGTCCATTTTAAGATTCCGTCAAGAATGAATGAGACTAGAAGTGTACAGAGGTTATTTGCAAGTGTCAACAAAGTAGGTGTGCAGACAGTCCGAAGGAGAAACGGCTTGCTGACGGAGGACAAGATGTAGTGGCATTCACTACATACTGCCTGCACATATGGGTATTGTATCTTACTAGCAAAGTAGAGTACACTGGCAATCCGGTGTGATAAATCCTGACCGTAACTCAGCGATATGGCCTATGGGCAGCCTGAAACGCCCAGATAGCACAAGGTTTCCGAGATTGATGGGATCGCGCCTGAGCAGCAGAGTGATGGCGACAAACCAGTTTAGCGGACACGATGGTGACTTGACTCAGTAATCACGGATTATGAAGAGTTCTGGCAATAGAAACCTGTGGATCATGCTCCTCTAGGATACTAAGGTGTCCCAAACCATCTAAAATGATTTTTTCTTCAAATAAGTGTGAAAGTTGTGGACACAGTGTGTGATTACTGTAAAATGATTTACATGGAGTCGCACAAAGCTGCTCACCTGACGGAGATACAACATGATTAAGCTAATTAAAAAACAAGACGCAGCATGGATAGGCAACGGAATGGGTAATGCAGCAGCGGAATGGGCAGTAAAAGGCGCTGAACATATTGAAATCTGGAAAGATTCAATTAGATGGAATATCACCAACACTGAAACAGGCGAACGCATTGGACGATGGCTAGACACTCGCCAACAAGCAGTTTTTTACTTAGAGGCTCTTGTGTCTGAAGGAAAACTTTCAATTTAATAACCACAAGCGCCTCTTCGGAGGCGCATAACTCTTGACGGAGAAAACTTATGTTTGATGTCTATTGTCCACATTGCGGCGAACCTTACGACCAAGACGTATTCCACGAGCCAGAGGCTTATGATGCGCCAGAAGGCAGCTACGAGGCTTCTGCCGCTCTGTTCCGAGCCAATGGATGCGGTATGTTCCAAGCCGTTCCAGCTATCTGCACACGGCCTGTGGTAGAGACTCCAGATCGCATGGAGCTAATCAAGGCTGGCATGAAGTTCAGCAAGCATCCTGATGAATGGTTGATGTTCCTTTAGTTAGGCAAGTTTAGATAAGTTGACATTAGTTTACAGTTGTGTTATAATGGCTTTGCCATCTAGGAATGGCAGTTCTTTAACATTAGGAGATATGACATGACAGATATCAGCAAATGTTTTGTTGAGACGAAAAGCGGCACTTTGGAATTGATGCTTGGTTCAGCATTAAACAAAGTTAAGCCAAAACCACAACAGACCGCACTTAGCACTCTTAAGCGCAAAGCTAAAAAACTTGGGCTAACCATAGATATTGAATTTAACAAGTACGGCAATAACTATTGGATCAATGGTGGTGACTCTAGGATTTATGAAGGCGACCGATTTTGCTTTGATAAGTTAGAGCTTGAAAACAAGCTAAGTGATTGGAAATAAAAACAACGCGCCTCTTCGGAGGCGCTCAACTCTTGACGGAGAAAACTTATGTCTTTTAGCTACAACCAGATCGTTGATAAAGTAGAAGAGCTTGGCCTAGATCCTTACTACGATATGGACTCTTTGCCTGAACCTGACCGTGATGACATCCTTGATCATCTTTTCCTAGCTTGTGATGCGGCTGACAACCTCGATGCTGCGCTTTTCACGTTCATGGACGGCTCTGACGCTGCTCGCATGATTGTCTCTCTCGCCTATGGCAACCTCGAAGAAGTAGGTAAGGCGCAGAAAGTCTTGCAGAAAACCTTGATGGACACTGCCGCATCTTACCTAAGAACAGCCGTTCGCAAACATTATCAAGTGGAGAAGTAACATGATGGAATTTAACTTAGACCAAACAAACGAGCTGCTAGACGCATTAGTCATGGGCAGCATGGTAGCTAACTATCCTGAGTTCGTTGAATCTTACGGTCATGAAGTCGCTGACCAGAAGCTAGGTCGTATGTTTTCGCGTGATTGGGATCGTCTAAAGGAAGAGGTCTGGCAGGCAACTTATCCTGCGTATCGCGCCAAGATGTATGCTCTGGCTGCACAGGAGGACGCACGATGCGGAATCTAATTAGTATAGCTGCTGGACTACTTGTTATCTTAGGATTTCTTATGGTTTCAGGCTCAGACTTTGAAGAAGCTAAGGCTGCTGAGTTCCGCTACTGCTCAGATGTTGCGACATGGCGCACTTACCAAATGGCTGACGGCTCAAGCCGCTACGGTCATCCTGACTACAAAGGCATCTATGATGATGTCTGTAAGGAGCTAGAGCCGCATGATCAGCCTTAGACCTCACCAGACGGTAGCTATTGACGCGCTGCGTGACAGTCTCAGAGCTGGCAACAAGCGAGTCATCCTCAGTGCGCCTTGTTCTATGGGCAAGACGATCATCGCCTGTTACATAGCTATGAAGGCCGTAAAGAAGAACCCAAAGGTCAGAGTGGCGTTTTTTTGCGATAGGCTGAAGTTGTTGAGCCAGACTGAAGAAACCTTCAAGAGCCTTGGAGCAAGCTATTCAGTGCTTCAAGGCGACAGTCCTAAGTACGATCCCAATGAAAACATTCAGATCGTCAGCACAGCCACAGCCGTCAGGCGCAACCACTTTACCTATGACATAGCAATCATAGATGAGGCGCACAATATGTATAAAGGCTTGCTAGACCAGATGAGGCGATTCAACAACCTTACCTTCATCGGACTTACCGCCACGCCTTATAGCCGTGGTATGGCCTCTGAAGGCTTATGGGAAGACCTGATAGTGACTACCACTCCGCAAGATTTGATAGACGCTGGCTGGCTTTGTCCTACTGACTATTATCACGGCAGGACAGTTGATGTCTCTGACTTGAAGCTGAAGAAGTCACACACAGGCGATCATGATTATGATGCTGAAGACTTGGGCAAGCGTATGCAGGAAGATGACACGCTGGCTGGTGATATTGTGAATAACTACGTCAAGCATTCCAATGGCTTGACCA